GATTTGAAACCATACCATATCTAGTTTTGAAACCGATTTTTGGTTGGAATGTGTTCTCACCTACTGCACGAACCATTTGTAATGGAACGTATGGGCAATAGAAAAGACCAGCATCATAAGGGTTAGTTCCTCTATAACCTACTGTTAAGTAGTCAACACCAGCATATGGGTCAACATATACTTTAACTCTTCCGTTTAGAAGACCAGCAAAAGTATTACCAGTATCGTCAACGTTTAAGTTTGTGTTAAGAGCAGGAGTGTAATCTAATACACCTGCCATTGAAAGAGCAGAAGCTACATCAGATGAACATAGGATAAAGTTACCTTTTCCTCTACGTGTATCTTTAGCGATGAAGTTTGATTCTCTTTCGATTTGGAACAATAATCCTTTGAATTTCTCAACAGACCATCTACCGTTAGCATCAACGTCTAGGTTGAAAGTACCTGCTGAAGCTGTTGAAGCTGCACCAGTTTTTGCTTGTAAGTTAACATTTCTGATAACTTCACGGTTGATTTCTGCAAGAATTTCTGATGAAAGAATATTTGCAAGTTCTGATTCTGCGTCAAGACCGTGGATTGCTTTGAGGTCTTGTGCAAGTTCGAGTGTGTACTCAGCTTTTAATGCTCTGGATTTAGCAGTGACAGTAGCTTTCTCGATTGAGAATGCCATCTCTGCAAAGTGATTTCCTGCTCCATCACCTAATGCTTCAGCAGAAGCAGTACTCATACCACCACTTGTAGTGGATGCGTATGAAGGAGATGATGTGTCGAAAGGGTCACCTATTGGGTCTGAACCTAGTGAAGTACCTGTTCCTTGAGGAGATGCAGAGTAATCAGTTCTTGCTTCGTTATGAAGTGCTTCTGATTTTGCAGCTCTATCGGCGTCAGTATCATCGTTATATCTTGCTTTCATAGCAAAGATAAGTCCAGTTGGGCCTGTCATTGGTTGAACACCACAAATGTCGTATGCAACGAGATTTGGCATAGCACGTCTTACTAATGAAATCAAAATAGGATTCCAGTTTGCAACCGCGCTTCCAGTAGCATTTAAAGGTGCTGCTTCTTCCAAGTTTCCTTGCTCTTCGAAAAGGGCCTTCTCTTGGTTTTCAAGAATAACAGCAGTAACAGCACGCTTGTAGTTGTCTTCGATTTTTGGTAAATCGGAGTGTTCTAGAATCGGCTCCCACTTTTCTTGTAAGTTTTCTGATAAAAACATTTTATTTTTCCTTTAAATTTAACCTAATGGTTTTAGTTTAGTTATTGCTTGAGTGTACTGTTGCATGTCGGGAGCAAGTAGTGGTTCTTTCTTTTCATCAAGTTCCCCTGTTCCTTCTTCTACAATAGTATCCTCAACTAGTTTATCACTTTCTTTTGGAAAGTAAGCTTCAGCGATTTCTGCAATCTTCTCAGCGAAGTCTGCTTCATCTTTGAAGTCTACACCATTAGATAATGATTCTAGCTTCTCTTTTTGTGACTCGGACAAACTGTCACCAGCTGCCTTAACCACGTTACTTCTCTTGAGGGCATCTAACTCTTCTGTGATATCAATATTTTTACTGACTTCACCATCAAGCTTTTGCTCCATCTCATCGAGACGATTTGCGAGTTCATCGATAACGTTGTACTTATCTTCTGGCACGTCAACATAGTGTTCTGTGAACAATGTTTTCAAACCATCGATGAAGTTCTCTGTCATCTCTGCTCTCAATCCTCTTTCTATTGCAAGTTCGTTTTCTTTCGTCCACTCGTCTGCAACATATGAAAGATATTTGTCAACGCCTTCTGCGAGGTCAGCTTTGACTTTTTCCACTGAGGATTTTAATTCTTCTGAATATTGGGTTTCTAAAGACTCTTTAATCTCTTCTACTTTAGATGAGACTGCAGCCTTGAAGATAGTTCTTGCTTTCTCAGCACTTTCTTCTGAAAGGTCTAGTGCTTCAGAGATTTTAGATAGGTCGTCTTCTACTTCAATCTCGACTAGGTTTGCTTCGAGCTCTGCAGAAGTTTCTTCGTCAACGATTTCCTCTTTGACTTCTTCTTCCTCTTCTTCCTTTTCAGACCACTTTTCAGCAAGTTCTGCAACTGCTTCTTCGTCCATAGACTTTAGTGATTCTACAATTTTTCTAGCTACTTCTGCTTTAGTCAAGGTCTCGTCAACTTCGTCTTCTGAAATAGAACTGAATCTACTTTGAAGTTCTTCCTTAGTCATTTCCTTCATGTTGTTGACGATAGCTTTGATTGATTCCATTTTTGTTGCCTTAACAACATCTTTAGACTCTTCTTCTTCTGAAACTTTTGCAAGTTTAGGTTGACTGTCACCTTTTCCAGCATTCTTTTGATGTGCATCACCACTAACTGGTTTCACATTCTCTGCTTTCTTTTGTGCATCAACTGCTTTGTCAACAGGATTTTCTTCGGGTTTGACGACTTCAGCTTTACCGCTTTCGATTTTCTCGGCATCTGATGAACCTTGCTTAACAGGTTTCGCGTCACCTTTTTGAGCACCGTCTGTAGGTTGCTTCTCTTCAGAAACTTCTACTTCTGTACTTTCTAGGTTATTTTCTAACTCTGCCATGTTTTTCTCCTGTTTGAGTTTACTTTTTTATTTATATGTTATAGGCTTTCAACAAACCTTTTCCATAGATTTAACTTGGTTTCTTCCAATTTATTCAGTTTTGCACCCCTTAATTCGGTTCGCATCTGCTCTGAATCAACTGCTTTCAATATACCATTAGACATAATCCACTCTACACCTTCGTATATACCTTCAACGAAGGCCTCGGGTGCAGAAGGGTCTGCAACTATATCGGCTGCTGTTGCTAATTGAAAGTCCCCTTTCACGTATTGAGCTCCACCTTTTTCTTCCAAGGAACCTAATCCTCTAGATGATACTCCTAGTTTGGCACCGTCATCAATCAAATTTCTTACGATTTGACCGTTTGGTGTGCTCAAAATCTTTGCACGTCCCACATAATTGTTACCATCTTCTTCTAAAGATGTGATTAAGTGTGACACTTTGTCAAGATTAATAGTCGGGCCCTCGGGATGTCCGAGTTCTCCAAATGCTCTATCTTTCTCAACGAATTCTTTTCTGTAACGGTTTACTTCTTTTTCCATTATCTCTTTAGGATATACACGGCCGTTACGGTTCTTAATTTCAGACTGCATGAAAACACCTTCGATGAAGTATTCCTTCTGTCCCTTTGCGTTTTCTTCAATGACAACTGGTGTCATTTGATAATCGTTATACTCTGATATTAATTTCATGTATTATTTCCTCTATGTTTATTCCTTCTTCAGACATGTTTGACATAATCTTTCTAATGTCTTTCATCTCTTTTTCAGCAGATTTCAAATCTTTGTAAGGTGAATCACCACTAAACAAATTCCCATCCATATAAACATCTACTTTATTTCTTTTATTCTGTACAAAAGAAACTGAAACTTTCTTTCCACCAATCTTTAAAACATCAACCTTGAGCTCCTTTGAACCACTAGGCAATTTTAGTTTTGCCTCGTTCAACTCAGATTGTACTGTTCTAAATGACTTCACCTTACTCTCCTGTAGGTTCCTGTGGTGTATTCATCCAGTCGACTTGAGCATTAACTCTCTTCATGTCTACTGCATCTGCAGCTGCTTTCTTAATTCCATCACCGATAGAACCTTTTGCAGCTTCAAGTTGACCTGCTTCTATTTGGTCAACGATTTGTTTTGATATTTCACTACTCATAATTTACTCCTAAAAACCACCGAAGTCGTCATCGTCTTCGTTACCACCATCTTCATTGCCACCTTCATCTTTAATCTGTTGGTCAATGATACGGATATCTTCTTCTGTCTGTCTCAGTATATACTTTCTAACATACTCGTCTGAATAGTATTTACCAACATAGTCAGCTGCCTGTGAGAGAGTATCTAGTCTCTCTCTTAAAATTTCTGCATCCTTCAACTCTGTAAAATGGTTGTCGGTTGCATAATCATACAAGAGAAAGTCCTTGAATTTATCGAACTCTTCTCCTGTTACAATTTCCTTAAGTACTAATTGTGTCTTAAGAATATCTGTAAAAACTCTTCCAAACTTCTTCTGAAGTCTGTTTGTGAACTTATTAAACTTAAGTTCATCTCTAGAAATCTCTGAAGCACGACCCATGTTAAACCCATTGTCTGCTTCCATTCTAGATGATGGTACATTAAGAGACTGATATAACTTCTTCTTAAAGTATTCTATATCATCTATATCTGCTAGGTTTTGTCCGCCTGGCAATGTAGTAATCTCTGTTCCTCTACCACCTTCTCTTCTAGGTAACCAAAAATCTTCTAACATACTCATATGTTTTCTATCATCTTTGATTTCACCTGTATCTGCATTATAAACCAACTTGTTCTTGTATCGGTTCATTACATCAGCAAGATACTGTTCTGCCTTTGCCTTTGGAAGGTTACCTACGTCAATGTAGAATATTCTTCTTTCGGGAGCTCTTGATATCCTATAGATAACAAGTGCATCTTCCATCATTGATAACTGATTTGCAGTCTTCAATGCCTTGTGCAGATACCCGATGACTACATTCTTAGTGTAGTCAAGTAATCCCGAAGTCGTATATGTAACTGCCTCGGGTGCAATTCGTACAGTGTTTCCTTCAGCTGCACTGGATTTATCAAATCCCTTATCATTGAAAACGAAAAACTCTTCTATCTTAGAAATCCTTTCGACCTTAGTCTTGGGGTCTCTTTCTTTCTCAATGTTTCTGACCTTCTTAATTTTAATAGGGTCAATGTTTCTTAAATCTACTATTCCGCCTTTAGGATTTTTAGCGTTAACGACCTTATGGAAGTATACCCTTCCATCTACGTACCATTTTCGGAAAATTTCATGAGAGTTCTGATTGAACTTCATCATTGATAGGATGTTGTAAAACTCGTTTTGTATCTTTGTTTTGATACTATCAGAGAGTTTAACATCTCTGAGGTCGAGTGTGACTATCCTATCAGAACTATCCGATGTGATACACTCATTAACTATATCTTCGATTGCAGAATCACATTCTGGCACCAAAGATACTTCACGATATCTACGAATGAGTTCTGCCTCATTCTTGATACCACCTTCCATGTCGATGTAAGCACCGTATGCTCCACCACCCACGAAACCACTTTGTTGTTGAATGACGGGCGTACCGTCATCGTCAACTGGTGGAACGAAAGAAGGTGCCTTCGGCAACTCCTTCGCTCTTAGTTCATCCCTTTTACGGGATATTTCAAATCCTAAAAATTCCATACTATTATTTATACCACCTTAAAGTGGTGTTATTCACTGTTCTTAAAGAACTCTTTCCCAGTGAGAGAAGGTCAAATCAACTGTAAATTCCTCTACTGCATCTACTGTGTCATAACCTAATGTTATTTCACCGATGTTTTTAGGGAACATGTTGAAGAACTCATATCTCGCTAGTACAGAGTCGTCTTTGTTTAACTGTTCTACAAATGCTCTACTTAATAAGTAGTCCGTTGTTGTAGCACCTTCACCACTGTCCATTGCTTGAATTTCAGTCTGCCATGCTTCTAGAGCAGTTCTTGCTGAAAATTCCATGTCATTGATGATGGTTATTGACCAGTCTGCAAAAGTACGTTCTCCTGCTAGTTTAAGGTTATGTCCTCTAAAAGGAATGATGACTTCGCCTAAAGTTCCTGCTGGGATGTTTGCACCCTTACACATGAACTCGATATTGTTACCAGCTCTAGGTAGGAATACTCTAAATCGGTTAGCTCTTGGGCCACCACCGACTAGTTGTGCTTTAAATTGGTCTATTGTTGCCATGTTTTATCTCCTTAAACTGCACCATATATTTCACTAAACTCAACCCCCGACCTTGCAGCCACGAAGTTAAGAGTGATAAAGTTAATACTTCTAGAAGGTTTCACAAAGATAGAACATACAAATTCGTTTCTATCGATGACTGAATCAGTGTTGTTTGTTTCGTCACAAACTACTGAGAAATCTACTAGTCCTCTTCTGTTTTTAACATCTCTTAAGAAAGGTTCAACAGCTGCTCTAAATTGAGCTCTTGTGAATGCATCGTTGAATTCAAAGAGTTGTGATTTAGCTGCAGTTGATATTGCCTTTTCTAGGACGATGAACAGTCTTCTTACATTGATTCTGTCGAATGCAGAAGGACTTGTTAATGCAGTCTTATCACCATAAAGGATTGTACCTTGGCCTGGGAATGTTACTACTGGGTTAACTCTTGCTCTGTACAAGTCATCTCTTGATGATTGTGAAGGATTGAATGCAAGTTTTGTGATACCTAGGTATTGTCCTCTAGAGAATCCTGCTGGTGAGAACCATGCATCTCTAAGAAGGTCTGACCTTGCCATGATGCCTGCTGTGTGACCATTAGCTGGTACGTAACAGTACTTATCATTGAATCGGTCATACTGGTATGTCCAACCGCTGTCGATTACGGCATATGAACTTGAAGACATTGTATTTGCAGTTGTAATGACGTTAGTTGCTTGTGTTGACTCTGAAGTAACACCAACAACGTCTGCACGTCTTGGAGAAACGATTGCAATACAATCCTTTCTATTTTCTGCAACTAATACTGCTTGGTTAGCAAGTGTTGTCCAGTCTGCAATTGTATCTTGGTCGACACCCAAACCGTTATCAGTTCTTGTTGAACCAACAATCAAGAATGAGATGTCATGTAAATCCCCATCTTTGAAATGGTCTTCCCATGCACCGTACTTCTGAGCTGCAGTTGGAGTTCTTCCATTTGCACCACCACTTAGTGAAGTAGTTGCTGGTAATGTTGGGAATAAGAAAGATGTTGTAGCAGATGCTAGGTGAGTTCTGTCTTGGTTTGCTGGTGTTATAATAGATGTATTATGTCCACTCCAGTATACCCATTCAGATTTGTTACCGATTACTTTCTTATAATAGTTTGAATTGTTTGCAGAATCTTTTGCATCTGATGCCATTGACACGAATGCATATGTTTCTAAGATGCTGTGAGGTGTTCCACTGATTGTTCCATCTTCATCTGCAACTACAACGTGCATTTCGTCATTTGAACCACCAGCTGCAAGTGCAGATGCACTCTTGCCTGGAGCTTTGTCGAAAGATGCATAAAATTCCCAGTATCTATTGACTGCTGTTCCACTTGCCACTGTAGCAATTAGTCCTGTTCCTACTGGTTGATTTAATGCTTCGACTGTGATGTTGTCTGTGTTGATTGCTGTAATTCTGTACTGTTGTGTGACTGCACCGAATGTGACGATGTCTCTTACTTTCAATAATACACCACCACCAGCTGCAAGAGTAATAACTGTTTGACCAGCTGCCTCTTCTCCACTAGTTGTAGTCGCTGCATCATTGTAATATGCATCGGATGAAGCACATACTGAAACCTTAATTGAGTTACCTAATGCGCCTGGACATCTTGCAATCCATTGACCTACTGTTCCATTGAGAGCTCCACTCTCATATGATTGTACGTATTCGTCATGATTTTTAAGTAATGAAGCAGTTGACCCAGCACCGTTTGCACTTAACAAACCTGTGGAGTTAACTCTTACTACTCTTAAAGATGAACCATACCTTAAAAATGCTTCTGCTGAATAGAAGTCTTCTGCTCCAGCGTTAGTATTAGCTGGTTCTGAAAACTCATCGACTAAACCCTTTGCGTCTGAAACTGTCTTTACTTCATCAACAGGGCCCCATTGAAATGAACCAGCGAAAGCACCACTTGTGCTTGATACTGCTGGTACAACATTTGTAAGGTCAACTTCTTTGACCTGTACGCCTGGTGATACTTGAAATGCCATACTTTTTCTCCTGTTAATGTAAAAAGTTGTTTACTGTTTTATTTATAACTTTTAATTTCCTACTAATAGCATTATTACTATTACTACATGTTTTTGTGATACCATCTATCACCTTCATTGTCTACAAACGATGCAGCCTGTTCAGTTGGTTCTCCAAATACTCCTGCTGGAAGCAAGTCGTCTTGAATAATCTTCTGTTGTTCTGCATATAACAAGTCTTTAACTTGTGTATCTGTCAAGTGATAAAAATATTCTGTGGTGATAAACCAACTAAACATGACAACATTCATTACCATGTCATCGTGATAACCTCTATCAGCTTCGAAACTAGTACCTTTATTTATGAAGGTCATAAGTTCAGTGATTGTAGGTCTATCTACCAACTCCAATCTATGTTCTTCCAACAACTCTTTCATTGTAGAACAACCGATACGTTTAATCTTTCTCGACATTGTGACACCAATGTCTTCTGCTTTTGCAAAACCTTGAGTAAAGACGTTCTCGTACTCGATATCATAGTGTAATTGATTTGCCACCATAGCACCTTCGTTATTATTCTCAATTATTACAATTGGTTTATTGTAAGGTGTTACAAACTTATTTATAATATCGGGGAAGAGAAGAGGACTTATCATATTGTCTCGATACACAGCAACCTGTTTGAACGGCTGTGTGGAAACATCGAATATACTAAAAGTCGACCAATCCATTCCTCTACCCTTCGCAACATCAACTGTACAGATGTATTCGTGACCTTCTACTGGTCTATCATACATAACAAAACCATCCTTTTCATACTCTCCGTCAACTGCTTTCATCTCCAATAGTGTATTACTATTAATAAGAGTATTACCAGTTCCTAGGAATGAGTTACCATACTCTTGTTCAAACTGTGCTTCAGATGTGTTTGCAATAGTCTGTTCTTTCCATTCATCATCTCGGCCTGGCACATCAAACCAGTTAATAAGAAAGTCTTTGTACTCTGATTGTCCGTGTACTGCACTCTCATATATTTTATGAAACATATTACCAACACCGTTTGCAGTAGAGGTAATGATGACCTTAGACTCTTTACCCGATGTTACCACTGGATATGTTGCAGTATAGAAAGTTGCAGCGTCTTCTACGAATGCAAACTCATCTAGATATAGTAAGTTAATAGACATACCACGAATCGAACTTGAAGATGTCGCAGCTGCAACCACTTTACTATCATTTGCAAATTCAATTGACCCTTTGTTAAGAATCTTCACGCCTGGTTGAAGGAAAAATGGAACTGATTCTAGCATGGTAACAATACGTGCAATCATCTCTCTTGCAATTGCACCTTTGTTTGCAAGAACCGCTACAGTAACCTCGGGATGAAATACTAGATACCACAATAAGTATGCACATGATGTGATTGACTTACCACTCTGACGTGATGCAAGAACTACATTGAATCGATTGGTGTTGTAGTGATTTATAAGTTTGTCTTGATAACCACGGAGTTTGAATGGCACCATACCTTCATCTAGTGAGATAATCTGTGTGTAGTTTTCAATGAAATGACAAGGGTCTTCAGAACACTTGACGTATTCTGCAAGTTCTTCTTTAGTATACTGGATATCAATCCCAGCTCTCTTGATGAGATTATTACCTAAGTACCCCTCATTTGTTGGTTGTACCATTATTCTTTATTCTTTTTTAGAAACTTTTGTAGTTCTGAAGTTGAACCTACGTATAGGTGATTGTGTTGTGTACCAATTTTCTGACCTTCTTCGTCCTTTTCTAATTCTTTAATTTTCTTCTGTAGGTCTAAGAGTTTTTCTGCAGTATCACCGACTGTTTTCAGAAGCTGCCCAGCAACTTCGTATGCACGTGGATGTTCCGTTTCTTTTGCAACATCCAATATACCATCGATTGCATCTTGTCCACGCTCTACTAAACCATACAAGTTTTCACGAGCATATTTGTAATCGTTTACTATGGATTCTCCCCTGTCTTTAGTAGTGGGAAGTTGTTTAGGAAGTATCTCTACCTCTTGTTTGATTTCAGTGTTGATATCTAGGATATCATCTAACTGTTTATCTATCGTATCTTTTGCCATTATTAACTCGCATCTGTAGTCCTATCGCCTGCAAAACTTCTAGTAGAACCATCATCATAAAACGTTACTGTCTCTGCAACAACAAAGGTGTCATTGGGATTAACCGACCCAACAAACTTAAGATTGGTTTTTGCATCTAGTGTCACTGCACTTGATACTACAATACTCAATCTATCCTCAGCAATAGAGGATATAGTTGGATTCGTTCCTAAATTAGTACCGAACACTTCATCGTTTACACTTATCTTTGTATTTATTGCTGTTGGGAATGTTATTGTGGTGGACGAAGATACTGCATTTGAAACAGCTGCAAAAGCAGGTTCATATGATTTGACCTCTTTAACCAATCCACTATCTTCTATTTCACTGGTAGTGAATAGACCACTTGCAGTCTTAACTTGTCCTTGCACTCCGTCTGATATGTATGTTCTTTCGATAACATTCTTAATAATTTCACCAGTATATACTGGGCCGAAGAAGTACAGTTTCATCTGAAACTCCAATGTGTATTCTATAACACGTCTTTCTTCGAACGTACCTTCGTATTGGTCTTCCATTGATACGGTACTTAGAATAATTGGAACATCTCTATGGTCTGTCATAGAATCAATCATCTTCATAGTAACCGTATATTCGGGTTGGAAATATGGTAGTATTTGTTCTACTATTTGTAGTGCATCATTCATGTTCTTTGCAAGAATTGATAGATTAAATGTTAAATTATATGGTGCTGGTTGATACTGAAATCCTCTCTTTCCTGTATCTGAACTTTCCAAATCGGATTTAGAATGACGTATTAGTTTGTTTTGTTGTCTAGATGCATCATATTCAAACCCTGTAAGTTCGAATGCAAGTCTAGGCATACTAATTGCAGTTCTCATACCATCACCAAGGTCAGCATCTTCTGCTAGTCTTTGTAAGAACTTTTGTTTTGGCCCGTATGATATTGGTACCTTTTGTTCTGTTAGAACTGTACCATCTGATTTGGTTTTCTTAATTGTAATGTTATTGAACAGTGTTCCAAAAATGGATACTGCTCGTTTGAAAGTTTCATTATAAAAATAGGTACCGAACATTATGTGACCTCACCGAATGGGTTTGTCTCTGAGAAGTCTAAGTATCCATCTGCCTTGTCTTCAAAGTCTTTATTCTGTGCATCACCGTCATTAGCAAACGTTAGCACATCTGTAATCGATTCTATGACCACTGTCTTACCACTTGATGCACCAACTAGGGTGTCACCAACTGCAAGCGTTCTAGTAACATCTTTGATAGTAAGTTTACGGATATTCCCAGTAGGGCCAGGTGTCCAACCGATGACTTCACCTGTTGCAGCTCCACTATAATTAAGAACTTCTTGAATCACAAAGTCTCCACTTGTATTTGAAACTTGCATTTCTATTGTATAGGCTTGTTCATTCTCCACTAAGTCTACCACTGTTCCAGTATCGAAATCCTCTCCACTGTATTCGAACAATTCACACTGTAGTTTAAATACGAATAGTTTTCCAACTTGATAGAATGGGTTCTCGTGTTCTACGAATTTGATTTCAAACATTGAACCACTCATAGGGAAGTAAATTAAATCTCCCTCGTTGGGTCTCAATGATGTTGTAAGGTTTGAATCTAGAGAAATGAATCGTTCCCATGTTCTTAGGGATATAACGAATGTTGCTTGGTCTCTTACTTGTACACCGAACTTGGACATGAGGTCTCCATCACCCTCAAATCCATCTGTATTTTCTAGATACATCTCTACTGAGTACGCATCTCCAAATTTAGACTGCACATCTTCACCAAGAATCGTGTCTTCTTCTACAATCTCTCTTGGAAGATAATACGTCTCGTGTCCAAACATCCTAAGTGACTCAACAACGATGTCTTCATATAACATCTGTTCAGTATTAACTGCATGGTTAAAAAATACATTTGTCGGCATGTTTTTATCCCATTAAGTCCATGACTGGCATTTCAAAATTCAGTCTAGACTCTTCTTCTAATCTTGTAATTTCCTCTTGTGCTTCGGACTTCATCTGTGTAGCGTCTAATGTAACTCCGCCAGGCAATGCAATTCCCGAAAACTTCGATAGGTTTTCACCCCACTGATACTTAACTAATGCAGTACAGTATTTCTTTAACCACATATCATTATAGATATCTGTCATGTCGGTTGGGTCTATCTTTCTATAACACTCAATAATTAAGAACTCACCAGCTGTAAGACTATCTGCATCTAAATCTAGATACAATCTATTAGAATGCATATTGTATCTAATTGGAGTTCTTCCAACTAGGATGTTATCCATCATTGAAATGTTCTGTTGAACCATCTCGTAATACAAGACATTGGTTGATGTCAAGTCATACATATCGTTTAGTCTTAATTGATATCTTAAGTCAAACATGTTTAGATTATGTTTGTCATTGAATGGTAAAATGTTTAAAACGGATAATACGTGTTCGGGTAGGGTAAGATAGTTCTGTTGCTCTTTGTAAGTTTGGTTATCCACAGCATGACTACCAGCCGTAGCTGCAGAATGAGATTCGTTTGTCTTGAATGAATCTATCTGATTTTGGGTTAGTTCGTGCTTAAGATAACACTTGATACTACCATCATAGCAGTATTCTCTAAAGTATTGAAGTCCTTCATCAATTCTATCATCAAACTGGTCATCATCCACGTTGATTTCCAACACAGGTGCGCCTAGTTTTCTCTTCACATACTCTTTGAGGGTTGCTTTTGAATTGGGTTGTGCCATAATAGTATTTCCTGTTTAATACTATTTATGCGTTTTTTATTCTTGGAAATAAGTCTTAGATGTAAGTTTATCTATTTTGTCTGAAATACGGTTCATTTGGTCAAGTAACTTGGTCATATCACGTTCTATTTCTTCTCTTGTGACGTAGTCCTTTGCTATCTCTTCTCTAGTCTTGTTGACTAGTATTGAGAGCCTAGATAGTTCTGATAATGAACTTCTTAATAGAAAACCAATGGGTACGATTACGAATACCGTAACGAGGTTCCATAATAGATAAGGTGTAATAGTAATTTCCATACTACTATTTAGAATTTCTAGTTGATTATGGGGTCGCCATTTGAATCTAATTCAAAAGTAAATTCATCTTCAGGCGGTGGGTTTCTCCACGGTTTTCTTGCATCTGAGGGATTACCAATGTATTGTACTCTACAATTGAAAGAGATTGAGTATCTATCTTTGTCTGTGGGATTGGGTTCTACCATATGCATTGCACCACTAGGAAACAATATGAGTCTTCCAGTTTTAGGTTGGTACTGAATACTCTCTTGGTGTCGTTGCAAAGATGGGTGGTCTGCAACTACTTTAGCATCGGTATTAATCATATTGAGGTCTCCCTCGTCACCGTCACCATGTATATAACATACTCCACTATACCAACAACCATTATGTAAGTGTGGTGTGTTCCACGCACCTTTATCATTTATGTTTGCCCATGTGTTGTCTATTTTAATTTGGGCTGCATTTGGATTTACTCCAAAGAATGTCTGCACCTCTTCTCTCAATGCAGCTTCAATACATCTTATAATCTTTGCAAAACTTGGATGTTGTTCTATACCATCTTCCGACTGCCAACCAGTATATCTATTTGAAATCTGCCTTCCCTTCGGGTCTCTTTGTCTCCATGCATCCATTTCATTTCTAAGAGAATCGATGTATTCAATTGTAACAGCATCGTTACCATACTTTTCTTTGTCAAGTAAATCTCTTTCAAATATAGCAGTAGGGAATGCTAATCTAACTGTCATCTTGACCATCCCAATTCAAATCAGTTTGTTTCAATTGTTCTTTTTTATAATCCCTTTCCATCTCTACCTCGTCATTTACATCGGGGTTGTGCATAGGACATTCGGGTGGTGGATTATCTTCTTTGAACATCCTTCCCTTTTCATTCCAATATTTAATTCTTCTGTATGCACCAGCCATTCCTTCTATGTGTCTCTTCTCTTCTCTGAGTTCGGGTGACCTATTCCATTCGTCCATGGTCTTGAGTTTCTCACCGTCCTCTCCTACTCTATGTGTAGTTCTTACAGAACGATTCTCTTGCCATGATTTATTATCATAAGTTATATAGGATGCATTCCACACTTCTCTTCTGTAAGGAACGACCTGTACTAGTGGTGTACCCTCTTTGATTACAAAGTCCTTATTCGTTTTAGGATAGAATATAATCTGAGAATTATCCATATTCACATTGAATGTATCTGTATCGATGATTCCCTGCCATGTTGCAAAATGAGTATTCTGAAATAGAAAGGGGTCTAGATATAGACATGAATAGCCTGGTGGTGTAATAATATTCCAAGGAGCTCTCATTTTAAATGCATCTTTAGTGGGTGCATCCTCTTTGGGTAGGTAGGTAAAGTTATGACCACCTTGTGCAGCTGGATGAGTTGGAGAATGAAGGGGATTGTTTGGGTCTGTCATTGACCTACCGTCTTCATTTACCTTTACTTGCATATCTGTTTTTGCACATATGTACCAACCACTCTTTAACCAGTCGTCCATTGCTGGACATGACCTAATAGTTTGAGTCTTATTCCCACGAACCATCTCTTGAACTTTCATGGTCTTCCACCAATCGGGAACAACCTTTTTAGCTAAAACAGGTCTCCATAACTCTGTGGTTCTCTTATCGTAAGTTGTGAATTCAATCGTAGGCATCTTCACCCCATAAAGTTCTTATACTAATTTCGTCTCCTCTTATTACCAAAGAACGTCTATCCATATATCGTGCCTTTGGAGATGGTGCATCTGCACCATGTGGTATTCTTCCGTCAAATATCAACAATCTATTTGGTTTAAAATATATTTCTTGTGTTTGATGATTTTTAATGTGGTCTGCTCTTCCATGGATTCCTTGTTGTGGTTCATCATACAATCGTAAAGACCCACCCCATGAATCATTCCAAAATCTATTTGGATAATATAAGAATGATAGATTCCAATCATCTTCCATATCACAATCTGAATGTGTGGTTCCTTCCAATCCTTGAGTTTGTGAGTTCAATCCAAAGTATTGAAACCTTTCCCACATAAAACCAAAATCAGTTTGTAGCTTTCTATTGAACCATCCCATTAAGTATGTGTCTTTAGGTTCCATACCGTGTTCTATTTCTTGATTCTCTCCTCTGAAAAACCCAGCACCCCAAAAACTATGGTGCGGTAATCCTGTAGGTGAGTTTGAATTCACTTGGTTGGTCTTTGCCCAGTAAGACTTTCGAACTATCTGTTCGTCTATTGCATGATGTAATGTTGGAGATAGATAGTCATCAAGGATATACATATTTTTCAAAGGCATATCTTTGATATGAAAGGGTTCCTTGATGAACTCTAACTCAACATTTTCGAACATTACTTAAGCTCTGGTATCTTCGGGTACGTATGGACTTGGTAGTTCACTCTGATAAGCGTCATAGTCCTTTAAGAAATCTTCTCTAGTTTGTTGGACTTCGTCTACAAGTTGTGCAAGAACACAATTGATTGCGTCTGCATATTCAAGAGCTCTTCTTGCATTGTTTCTATGGGGATGGGATGAACCTTCTCTACCAGCATACATTGCTTCATTCAAGTCTTTGAATCTGTATTGTCTACACTCTTCGTCAACATATTTATCTGTAGTTCTATAGAGACTGTCAACGATTTGACTATTGAGACTATGACCCATAGGTGGTTCACTATTCTCAATGTATTGTTCAATAATTTCACACTCTTCTCTTGAAAGTGCAACTTTTTGTTGTTGGTCAAAGTTTAGACCGTCTTCCCACTTCTCAATCTTTACTTCGATATCATCATAGATGACAACATCATATTCAAAATCAAAAGCAGGTTTGTCGACATTCTCATAGTTGTATTCCAGTCCGTTTGGTTTACGGACAAAAATTGTACCATCACTGTCGTATATAAATGCATTCATAATTATAGTTCCTCGTTACTATTATAACATACTAATCGCCAATTGGCAACTTTCTTTTCACTTTTAAAAAGTCTTCAAGATTATTTATGGTAGAATAATCCATGCCTTTTACCCATGGGCCACCACGAGTATAGTGAATACCACTATAATTATACTTTTCTTCGTGATTATCATACCCTTCCACAAAGATATAGTGTTCGGGTATAGGTGAAATCTTATCAGTCCATTCGAATTGATGTAACTGTTTTCCTGTCCATGTGTTGACAACTTCGGGTGTTAACTTCTTACAGTCTTCATGTCCGTTGTTGAACACCATCATACTAGACCACAGCTTCTTTGGATAATCGATATTAACTTCACCGTCAAACTTGGTTGCATCATGTTCGTATTGTGGGTATTTAATACATGCAACAGCATCGTTTGGGTTTAGATAGTAGAACATAGGTAGTATGCTTTTGTTGAAGATGAAATCATCATCAATGAAGATACTAAACCCTTCATAGTTCTCTAGGTAAGGTATTAGAAATCTACTGTATGTAAATTCAGTACTTTGATTAGCATACTCTCTAGTATACTCGGGAATCTCAGCAATGTCAAGTATCTTGACTTCGGGTTCCCATTTAACTTGGTCGTGCATCCAGCCTTTACCGAATCCACTTTTAATACTTTCTAGGATTGCAAACTTAGAACACTTAGACAAATCTCCATGCCTACTATCATGTCCAATATAAATTGTTAGGGGTTTACCCTTTGCAAGTTCAAAGACTTGTTTGTTGAATGCATGTACTTCTTCTCTGAAATCTAAGTCCATCAATGCAGTATTGTATTCAATACATCCATCAACATACGTAAATGAACAATGATATGCTTTACCTAATCTCGTTAACTTATTATACCACATTTCTAACACATCGTCTAGGCTTGATGGTTCAACTTTCACGACATCAAAATTATCTATTACCATAATTTCCATATCATTATCATTCAATTCTTCAAACACACCACTCCTAATAGAGCCTGGATGTATTCTAAATGTATAAGTTGGTTCTACATTATTACCAGTAATACCATGACTGATAACATATCCTTGAATAGGAGCTCTAAGACCTTCCTCTTGAATACTTTGAATTAACCAATGTGCTTTTGCACCATGATAATACATCGATAGTAATGACCCTTCTGCACTTTGGTCTCTATTTTCAACGGTATCCCAATCGATTAATGTGTCTATATCGACATATCCATCAGCATCTTTCATATCCATACCTGCTACGCCTGGGATAACCTTTCTAGGTTTCTCTGCATAACCTCTTGGTAGGAACTTGTGATAGGTTACTGATTCATTTCTCAAACCATTGAACCCACCAAATCTATTTTCCTTTCTTAGGTATTCAAAGTCTGACCACTTTGCAATTTTTACAGGTGGAAGAATCTCTTTGAATAACCAGTCTAGAATTTTATATGTTTCACTAGTTTTACTAAAGCCTGGTTCTATATTAAATGAACCTAGATGGAAATTACCAATGTGTCTTCTATCTTGGTCTCTTAGTTTGTCCCAATCTTGTGGGATAATTAACTCTTTTGCTTCTTCAAGGGTGCTTATATTTTTCATACTGGTATTTAGAGGATAAAAAAAACCCCTCTTTCGAGGGGTTTGTTCACTGTCGGGTAAGTTCCTATGATGTAATTGGGGTTGCAGGCCACTGTTGTGATACCACTCCATCCCATCTTGCTTCGGGGGTTTGACCCTGTCTTGCATATGTGAATGGACTTCTGTGTTGATACGTAAACGGTGTTTGACCTGTTCTTTGATATGTGAACGGACTTCTATGTTGATACGTAAACGGTGTTTGACCCTGTCTTGCATACGTGAATGGAGACCTGTGCTGATAAGTGAACGGTGTTTGACCTGTTCTCTGATAAGTAAACGGAGTCTGTGCATTACGTATATTAGGTTCTTGAGCAGCTGCAATGTATGGATACGGTTGCTGTGCATTTCTAATATTAGGTTCCTGTGCGCTTACTGGATTCTGATAAGTGAACGGTGACCTGTACTGATATGTAGCAGGTTGACGTGCATTACTAGGATTCTGATAAGTGAACGGACTTCTATATTGATAAGTGAACGGAGTCTGAGCATCCCTAATGTTAGGCTCTTGTGCAGAACGTATATTAGGTTCTTGAGCAGAACGTATATTAGGTTCTTGAGCAGATACAGGGTTCCTATATGTAGATGGAGACCTGTGATTGTACGTAAACGGTGTTTGACTGTTTCTAATATTAGGTTCTTGTTGACTTCTAATATTAGGTTGTTGTGCAGCTCTAATGTTCGGTTCTTGTGCAGATACAGGGTTCCTATAAGTGAAAGGAGACCTGTGCTGATAAGTGAACGGTGTTTGACTATTACGTATATTAGGTTCTTGCTGACTTCTAATGTTAGGTTGCTGTATGTTTCTAATATTAGGTTCTTGAGCAGATACAGGGTTTCTATAAGTGAACGGACTTCTATATTGATAAGTGAACGGAGTCTGTGCAGAACGTATATTAGGTTCTTGTTGACTTCTAATATTAGGCTCTTGTGCAGAACGTATATTAGGTTCTTGACCATTTACAGGACTTCTATATGTAAATGGTGACCTATAGTTGTACGTAAATGGAGACCTATAACTGTATGTAAATGGATTCCTTGCGTTGTTAGGTTGTCTCGCAGACATAGGGTGTCTGTAAGTAAACGGATTCTGAAACGTAAACGGTTGCTGTCCATTCGCTGGATATCTTGCACTATATGTAAATGGTGCTTGGAACGTAAAAGGTTGTTGAGCACTCGCTGGATATCTTGCACTATATGTAAATGGTGCTTGGAACGTAAAAGGTTGTTGAGCACTCGCTGGATATCTGTTTGCATATGTGAACGGATTCTGAGACGCGACAGGTTGCTGTGCGTTCTTAATAGTAGGTTGTTGTCTATTACCTATAGGCACTTTAAAACTCCTGTTAGTTTAATATTATTTCTTGTCATGTTTTTCATCGGCTTATGGCTCACAGAAGTTGCCACCACCCCCAGTAAAGTAGTAGTTGAATGGTGACCTATGACTATATGTAAACGGTGACTGAGAAATAACAGGTTGCCTTGCATTAGCAATGTAAGGTACTCTATAAGTGAATGGGCTTCTTGCACTATTCGGTTGTCTTGCATTAGCAATGTAAGGTACTCTATAAGTGAATGGGTTCCTTGCACTATTCGGTTGTCTAGCATTTGCAATATACGGTACTCTATACGTAAATGGGTTCCTTGCATTATTCGGTTGTCTAGCATTACTTGGTTGTCGATAAGTAAACGGATTTTGGAACGTAAACGGTTGTTGTGCCGAACGTATATTAGGTTGTTGTGCCGAACGTATATTAGGTTGTTGAGCAGATACAGGGTTTCTGTAAGTGAACGGAGACCTATGACTGTATGTATATGGTGACCTATGACTATATGTTAACGGACTTCTATGTTGATACGTAGAAGGTTGTCTTGCATTACGTATATTAGGTTCTTGAGCAGATACAGGACTTCTATATGTAAATGGTGACCTGTGCTGATACGTGAATGGTGACCTGTGACTATATGTTAAAGGTGACCTGTGCTGATACGTAGCAGGTTGACGTGCATTTCTAATATTAGGTTCCTGTGCGCTTACAGGACTTCTATATGTAAATGGAGACCTGTGCTGATATGTAAACGGAGACCTATGACTATATGTTAACGGTGACCTATGTTGATACGTAGCAGGTTGTCTTGCATCTCTAATGTTCGGTTCTTGAGCATTCACTGGACTTCTATATGTGAATGGAGACCTATGACTGTACGTAAATGGTGACCTATGATTGTACGTAAATGGACTTCTATGCTGATACGTAGAAGGTTGACGTGCATCTCTAATATTAGGCTCTTGTCCATTCACTGGATTTCTATAAGTGAAAGGTGTTTGACTATTACGTATATTAGGTTCTTGACCATTTACTGGGTTTCTATATGTAAATGGAGACCTATGTTGATAAGTGAACGGTGTTTGTCCCTGTCTTGCATATGTAAACGGACTCCTATGTTGGTACGTAGAAGGTTGTCTTGCATTCGCTATATAAGGATATGGTTGCTGTGCATCCCTTATGTTTGGTTCTTGTGCATTAGCAATATATGGATACGGTTGCTGTGCATCTCTTATGTTTGGTTGTTGTGCATTTGCAATGTATGGATATGGTTGTTGAGCATCCCTTATGTTTGGCTGTTGTCCATTTGCAATGTACGGATATGGAATTTGAGTTGCAGTCTGCCCTGATGCATTGTTCCATCCAGTAGGGGTTTTAATATAGATTTGGTCGACTGCTTTCCATGTGGAAGAACCTGTCTTTACCCATGCACCTTGGGTTGAATTCCAACCTGCTGGTGTTTTGACCTTTTGTGAACCTGTTGCCATTTAATTATCCATTAATAATACTGTTATTTATTAGAATTCTAAACTCCTAGATTAGGAGTAAAGAATCCACATATCACCAACCGCTCCATCTGAACCGCCAGGTGCAGAAGTTGATTGGTAAACATTTCTTGCAGTTCCACCACTGTTAGATGCATTCGTTATTGTTAATGCACCTGTAGATACCGCTGCTGGTGTTACTGATAAAGCACCAGTTGAAGAACCTGTTGCAGTAGTTGTTCCGAATGCAAAACTTGATGCACTGTCGTCCCAACCCATAAACACGTTACTTTCATCACCTCTTTCAATGACAATACCTGCGTCTCCAGCTGGAGCACCAGTTGTCCCTGTTCCTAACTCAATCAAAGAATCTTCGATGGTTGTGTTAGTTGAACTTACTGTTGAAGTGGCACCATTAACTGTTAGGTTACCACTTAATGTTAAGTTTCCAAACGTTACGTTACTTGAAGTTGCAACTGCCTGACCAATACTGAATGCACCACCACTATATGATACACCAGTTCCAGCACTTAAATGAGCTCTTGTCTCAGATGCACTTGGCCCTGTGTAAGTTATTGCACCAGTTGAACTATTATATGAAAGTGAACCATCTCCACCACTGTCTGTTACTGATACTAGACCTCTTACTTCTGCATCTGTTCTCTCTGTGAATGAGAATGCACCAGTTCCACTGTTGTATGATAAATCTCCACCAGCAGATAATAAACCTCTGATATCTGCATCTGATGAACCAGCAAGTGTAAGTGTTCCAGCTGCATCATCATATGTAGAAGTGATGTTTGTTCCACCAACTACTAATCCATTTACGATGTCTTCTACTTGTTCTGTAGATAGTTGAGTGTTAGTTGTTGTGACCGAACCACCCAATGCAACTGATTGACCATCAACTGTTATTGTGCTGTTTGATAATTTTGCGTTTGCAATAGAACCTGCTAACATGGCATTAGTAATACCAAGTGCTTTGACTCTTAATGCATCTGTATTTGTTTCGATTGAACTATCGTCTACTCCGACTGACAGAACACCACTTGAATGTGCAAGACCGTCACCAGCGACTGATGCGTCTAGGTTTAAGGTAACTGCACCAGTTGAACCACCACCACTTAGACCGTCACCTGCTGTAACACCTGTGATGTCCGCTGCGTTTCCGTCAATTGTAAGTGTTCCAGCTGCATCATCATAGGTTGCAGTGATGTTTGTACCACCAACAATTAATGCACCAACTCTGTCATCTACTCTTTCGTTTGTATAGTAAAGGTTTGTATTTTCTGTAATTCCACTAGTGTTTAGTGTGATGTTTGCTGTACCGTCAAAGGAAACACCCGAGATAGTTCTTGCATTTGCAAGTGCAGTAGCAGTTCCTGCTAATCCTGTTGTATCTTGGTTAAGTGTTCCAATTGTAAAGTCTAAAGTGTTATCTGCATCTTGGTAAGCAACTGTAATACCACTTTCTGTATTTGATGATACCATTGCACCAACTGTATCTGCAATATACTCTGAAGATACTGCAAGGTCAACTGCACCGTCACCAGCATCATCGTAAGTTGCTGTAAGACCAGTGTGTGAACCGTTAGTTGCTAATTGAGCACCAACTACATCTTGAACTCTTTCTGAAGTATGATAGAGATTGGTTGTCCCTTCACCTAAGTCATCTGAATCAAATGCACCCATGTTTACTGAGATTGCATCTGCAGCTACTGAGATACCTGTTCCACCACCAATGTTTAATGTTGCAGCTCCACTTGTTGCACCACCAGTTAAACCCGAACCAGCAACTACTGATTCGATGTCACCAGCATCGTTTGTGAAACTGAATACACCAGTTGAACTATTGTATGATATATCACCAGTTGCTGATAGAGCAGCTCTTGCTCTTGCATCTGTAAAGTAAAGGTTACTTGACCCTTCTGTGATTTCGTCTGTGTTGTCTTTTGTTAGAATACTTGCATCAACATAAGCTTTAATTGATTGTTGTGATGCAGCGTGAGATGCACTGTTCGAAGACATATCGTCTTCGTCTTTAAGGTCGATTGCAATGTCATCTGCATTTACAGTAATACCTGTACCAGCACCGATGTTTAATGTTGCATCACCCGAACTTGCAGTACCAGTTAAACCAGCACCAGCATTAACTCCAGTGATATCACCTTGTTGTCCGTTGATTGTAAGTGTTCCAGCAGAGTCGTCATATGATAATGATACACCTGTTCCTGCTGTTAGTAAGGTATTGACTTGGTCATCGATGACCTCTAGAGCTGCAGTTCCGAATGCAGCTGCTACTAAGTCACCCGAACTATCTAGAACATCGTTTGTTCCTACGGATAGACCGTTCTTAAGTATAAAATTCTTTTCACCTGCCATTAGATAGTACCCCCATCAATAACTGCATTTGATAATCTAGTATCGAATGAAGAGTTAAATCTACTTGAAGTAAAGTATTGATTAGTTGAACCTTCTGTGAGGTTATCTGAAGTAAGTAATGATATTGCAGTCGCAGCTAATTTTCCTGCTGAGGAAATAATCTCTGTCGACCCAACTGTCAGACCGTATTCTATTACGAATGTATTTTGTGTTGCCATATATGTGTCCTTTTAGGGTTTACCTCGAGGGGTGATACATTTATTTATCGATTCTGCCCACTCATAAGTAACGTATTTTATACATCTACTAAAATCTTTTTAAATTTATAGACGGTTGAGTTTGTAGAAGCAGAAGTTGCTCTAATTCTTAGAGTTCCTATATTGATATCTACACCAAATGTTGCAAGTTCTGAATTCCCTGTAAGAACTGTACCGTACTGAGACACACTTGCAGTTGTTCCATTATGAACAATTGCTAATTCTGTAAATTGATATACTCCACTTGTTGCATCTGAAATAGATACTTCATACTTTGCACTTCTATATGCAGTAGTAGAGAATGTATCCATACTTGTTTCACTTGTAGATGTTGTGGTAAGTGTACCACCATCTAAACCAGCTGCTGATTGAAATGTTAATGTACCACTACCATTTGTAGTAAGTACTTGACCCGAAGTACCATCCGAGGTTGGATAGTTGATACTTGCACCTGTTAAACTATTTGTTGCAGTCAATGTTGTTGCAACTAAGTCACCAACATGTAAGTCTGCTAATGCATAACCACTTCCACTTAAATTAACAGTAGATGTGGGTTCAACTTCTAAACCATCAAATAATTTCCATGTTGAATCTGAAGCATCTCTGAATAGACCTGTATATTCACTTGCACCCCCTTCTCCACTTAAACCATCATTATAGTTACCATAGATTCCTATGTCTACTGTATCTGCAGTGGTGTTACCACTTGCAAGTTCTATCAATGAATCTGTAACCGATTGAGTTGTAGAATCTATGACTGTGTTAGTTCCATTTACAGTTAGGTCACCAGTGACTACGAGATTTCCACCAATAGATGTATCTCCCGATGTTTGGATGCCTACGTCTGCAAAAAATTTGGATTGAGTTGCCATAGTACTATTTATAGCAAAAAAAAGGGGAACCGAAGTTCCCCTTAAAAGATTTTAATCTTTGTCTATGCGTCTACTGTTGTCCTAATAAATTTAGTAACGGTTGAAGTGGCACTAGCAGGTGTGATTCTCAATCTGAGGTCATCACCACTAATGTCAGCATCAAATGTTGCCAAAGCAGAACCACTTTTTAACGTGCCGTATTGAGTTAGTGTCACATCACTTCCATCATGAACTAACATGATTTCAGTTGAATGAAACTCTCCCGCCGAAGACATTGCAACCACATACCTTGCAGCTCTATGAGTTGCATGGGCAAACGTATCCAAATTAATTTGGGTAGTTGCAGTCGTAGTGGCATCACTACGTGTGGTATTCTTATCGCTCATAGGTTTAGTCGTACTAATCTCATCTGTAGATGTATTATACTGTAAGACACGGATTAATTCTGCTATTTTAAATGCATTAGATTTAGCCATAGTTCAATCCCCCTTAAGAATGTCTAATTTGGAATGTATCAATTGTAGTGTTAGTGTTGGTTGGAGTTACGAGTAATCTCATATTCCCCGAATCAACATCTGCACTCAATGTGAACAAACTTGCTGTTGAATACACATCTCCGTATTGTACGAAGTATGCATTCGAGCCGTTATTAATAAGTAAAACTTCACATGCATGTGTCCCTGCCGAAGCATGAGTTGCATTAATTACATACTTGATGCCCTTAATTGCAACTGCATTTGAAGATAATACTTGGTCTGCTGTGGTCGCAGTTAAAACAGATGCAGTATAATAACCTTGTACAAGGTTAGCTGCTTCTGTAATTGCTACTACTTCTAGCACATCTCCACTTAAAGCATTTGCTTCTAGTGTGATAGTACTACTATTTGTTGCAGCGTAGTCGACACCGCCATCGATTAACTTAACACCATTCAAATAAACTTGTTCCGTACCTGCTGTATAGAGCAACGTATTACTGTTATCATCATTACCTGTGATAACAGTCGTTGTTGAACCAATTGTGTAGGTAAACGTTACAACTCCACTTGATGCTTGAGAAGTGAATGATAGTGCGCCTGAACCATCTGTTTGTAGTACTTGGCCTGAAGTTCCGTCACTAGTAGGAAAGGAGTAGGCATCATTAACAGAAAGAGTTTTAGGGTTAGAACCGATTTCAGTAATCGCTGCTGACCCATCGTTCTTTTCAGTATACATTCTACCATGATAGGTATTAATCGCGACTTCACCTAGTGATAAATCACCAGTAGTCGGGACTGCATTCTGAGTCGAACTTCTTTTAAAATTAATAACTGTTGCCATGTTACTCTCCTAGTATTGATTGATTAGTGAAATATTAATTAAAATGTTCCGCCGTCAATACCAGTGACTGTAACTGCACCCGAAGTTACCGTGAAGTTTGCAGAAGCAAAACTTGCGATACCTTTGTTAGATGTTGTTGCATCTTCACCAGCGACTGTTACTGTTCCGCCAGAGTATGATGCATCCATCCCTTCTCCAGCTGCAACGATAACGACACCAAGGTTAGAACCTGTACCAACTTCTGATGCAATAGTGATAGCACCATCTGCATTAGTTACGTCAATACCTTCACCAGCAGTTAGAGTTGCAAGTTCCATGTCTCCATTAGAACCATTAACAACC